TATATAAATAAAGTGCGTGGGGAATGGCTGAGTTTTTGCTGCTGGAGGACACAGCACACGGAGCTCTGTAAGTGGAACAGCGGAGTGTCTGTGAGCCTGGGCGGGTGCAGGAGGCCTAGTGCCGGATCAAGGGGCCTATCGGGCAGGCGATCCGTACAGCAACGATGGGCCTACCTCTTTTCAAGGTTTATTTTGATCTGCTTTATGATGAAGGCATCTGTTTTTCAGGTATGGACCCTTATGAACAGTGGCCTCTTGTGAGAGTGAAGATTGTGTTCGGGTGCAGAGAGGGGGTCTGGCTATGTGTGCAGCTCTTCCTACACCTGGTGTCCCTGATCTTCATCATCCTTATCAATATAGAAAGTCTGAAGCACTCTGGAAGAAACAGCTCTCACAAGCCCACCTAAGTTTCTGTCTTTGTGGTAACTTTTTAAATCACTTTCGATGGCCTACAGGAGAAGGAGGTGGAGGAAACCGAGGAGATCGAGATGGAGGACCTATAGAAGAAATAGATACTGGAGAAGACCTCATCGGCGCCACTGGAGGAGGAGGAGATATATCAGACCAAGAACTGCTACAGTAAGATATTACCCCTCACGGAGAAGAAAGAGAATCTCCGTTCGAGGTTGGGAACCTTTGGGGAATGTATGTTCTTCTGATATAGCTTCATCAGAAGCAACCCCATATACAGATCTTGATATGTATGACCTTTCACCTTTAGAAGATGATACTAGAAAATATAAAGGAAAGTGGCATGGGACCTGGGGCCATCATTTCTTTACACTCAGGTCTCTACTTGTCAGAGCTAAATATTATTTTAACTATTGGTCATCAGATTGGGAAGGTTATGATTATGTTAAATTCAAAGGAGGGTATATCTGGATACCAAGAATGACTTATTTTAGCTGGATTTTCTATCTAGACAGCAGTATTCAATCTAACCCTAGAGAGGATGGTGAGCCAGAAGCAAAATACAAATATGAGAAAAGCTGGTTACATCCAGGTATTCTATTAAACAGACCTGGCTCAAAACTGATGATAAGTAGCCTTCAACAACCAAATAGACCATTTTATAGGAGAATAAAAGTAACTCCTCCATCAGCATGGGAGGGAAATTATAGAATGGACACGGCCATGGACTACCTTTTATTTCACTGGGGTTGGACAGTTTGTAATGTAACAGCATCATTTTTTGACTTTTTCTGTCAAAGAAAAAGATCTGCTACTCATAATGACACATGTCCAACAACTCCATGGTTTATACATGATTCATGTTGGAAACAAGGTATAACTGCTAATGAAGTATGCAAAGCGATTAAAGAAGTGTATGACAGAATCAATAAAAGACATCTAGACCCGAGATCTGTCTGGGTCAACAGAAAAATGTATATAAAAAGTGACTGTGTAAATACTCCAAATTCTAACAGTGTTCCAAGTAACTGTCACAATTGGGGTCCATTTTTACCTCAGAATGTAATTTTAGAAACAAGTACAGGTAACAGTCTTTATTTCAGATATAAATTATTTTTTGAGGTCTCTGGAGACAGCCTCTATAGAAGACAACCCAGCCAACCTTGCAAAGATGGGGTCATTCCACCAGCACCAGGAGCAGAATCAGCTTGCCCAGAAATATCGACTCGCTCCATATACAAGAAAAAGAAAAGACCCCAATCCATCTATGATATCTTACAGGGAGACCTCGACTCAGACGGAATGCTCACGGAAAGAGCTTATGAGAGAATTACTGGAGATAATAGATGTGACCAGCCAACCAGAATGGGGGATGTCCCCCATAGGGTCCCCCCCAGAAAGCGAGTCAGATTCAGACTCTCTGATAGAAAACTCCAGCACAGGAAGCGGGAGCTCATCAGAATTTTATTGGGAAGACGAGACCAACCCAGGGGGGGAGGGTCCCCCCCTAGTCCCCCCCCAGTAGAGGAACCTCTTGACCTCTTGTTGAACTTCCCTAAATAAACCGTGAATTCGAGAACTAAATGCAAATGTGTGGTTTTGTGGTTGGCTACGGAAATGGGCGGTCTACAACAGTTTTTTGAATATGAATATTCATGACATGCGCGCACATTCAACTCCTCCTTTTCCTGGGAGGAGTTAGGGTGGG